AGAGAAGAATCACCTTCTCTTGTTGTTGAATTTGTAACAGACGAACCTACTGTTAATAGTGCAACTTATTTAAAATTAGATTGGACATTAAGAGTAAGAATCGTTGTAGTTGTTAGATCACAAACACCTGATACTTCAGCAGATCCTACAGTCGAAAGTTTACATACTAAAGTTGTTAACGATCCAACTTTAGGAGGACTAGCGATTGATGTAAGGCCAGCAACAGTAACCTTTGATGTTATTGAAGCGGATCAACCAGCAGGGATAATATCCTGTGAGTATGAAGTAGATTACAGGAGTAGTTATAACGATTTATCAACATGATCTACAATGTAACTACAACCCTAACAACCCTGATTGATTATTATGGAGTATGAAATTCCAAATGAGGGCGGTACTTACATACTGAACCCGAAAACTGGCAAACGTAAGCTAGTTCAACAAACTTCACAAGCTGAACCCCCAACAGAGGTAATTACAGATGGCACAACTGACAAGGAAGAGAGTAATTCTGATTGAAGCTGAAAGCAGCTACGGAACTGACCCTACTCCAGCAGCAACAGACGTTGTTCTCGTAAGAGATTTAAGTATTACACCACAATCAAGTGATGTGGTTAATAGAGATGTTGTAAGACCTTATTTAGGTGCATCACAACAGCTACTAGCAAACACCAGAGTTGAATGTACATTCTCGGTGGAACTTGCTGGATCTGGGAGTGCTGGAGTGGCTCCAAGATACGGAAGTGCCTTAAAAGCGTGTGGGTTTTCGGAGACTGTTGCTTCTAGTACATCTGTAACTTACGAGCCTATTTCAGCTAGTTTTTCATCTGTCACTATCCACTACAACGTAGATGGTGTAAGGCATATTGTTACTGGTTGTCGAGGAAGTTTCTCTCTCTCAGCAGCCGTAGGAGAAATTCCTTCTATAGATTTTACTTTTACTGGAATCTATAATGCTCCTACTGATACTGCTCTACCTTCTGTTACTTATGGAAACCAAGCAACTCCATTAATCTTTAAGAATGGAAATACAACCAGTTTTCAATTATTGTCTTACGCTGGTGCATTAATGAATCTAACAATGGATGTAGGGAACAGCATAGTTTACAGAGAACTTGTTGGTGGTACAAAAGAAGTCTTGCTAACAGATAGAGCAGCTAATGGTTCTGTAACTATTGAAGCTCCAACAATGGCACAGAAAGATTACTTTGCTGCTGCTTTAGTTGATACAACATTAGGTAACTTGACTGTTACTCATGGTACTGCTGCTGGTAATATATGTAGATTTAGTAGCACCAAGGTTGATATTGGAGATGTGGCTTACGGAGAAGCTGATGGAGTAACTATGTTAGAGATTCCATACACACTTGTCCCAAGTTCAGCAAATGATGAGATGAGTTTGGTCTTTACTTAGTAAGTATTGACTACTGAGGTAGAGTAGAAGAGTATATAGCTTAATTTATGGCATTTGTTAGAAAGAAGACCAAGGTTTATCCTTGGCCTGTTGAAATCTCTAAACCTAGCGAAACAAAAGCAGGGGAATTTGATACTAGCGAGTTTACTGGTAAATTTATTCGCTTATCAAGATCAGAACTTAATGATTTTGAATCTGCATCAGAGTTTGAGGCTTTAAAAAAAGTATTAACTGGTTGGGATGGTGTTAATGAAGAAGATGGAACACCTATTGAATTTAGCGATAAGGTATTAAAAGAATTTGCAGAAGATATTGATTTTGTTGCTGGAGTGTTAGATGCGTTTAAAAAATTCTATGCTAATGCACAAATGGGAAACTAACTGATGCCACCTTATATTGGGCTTCGGGTGGCAAACAAGTTATAGATGAAACACAAAAAGACGCTGCTGCGTTTGGTGTAAAAATCGAGGAGCAACCAGAGGAAGAAACAGACTTTGAGGTCTTTGACGAGAATTGGGATATTGTAATGATGTTTTTACGTTGTCAAACACAATGGAACACAACCTTTGGAGGTGTAGTAGGATTAAAATACGAGGTATTATTACTTGATGGAGGACTGTTTGACCTCTATCATGTAGATAACCGAAAAGAAATGCTGGAAGGTTTACAACTAATGGAATCTGTCGCTATTAGAGAATCGAATAAGGAGAGGAAATAGTGGCTCAAAATATAAATATAGAAACTATTAGGTTAAAACTACAAGATTTTGGTAAATTAAAATCTGTTAGTGGTGCTTTTAATAAATTAAACAAGAGTCTTGCTTTTACACCAAAGCAAATAAATGAAACTATAAAATCAATAACAAAATTCGATCAAAGAACAAAAGGAGCTAATAAAACATCTGTTCGTAGTGTTGCTACATACAACAAACAAATAGCAGCATTAAGAGAATTACAAAACAATGTTGCTATAGGTGGTAAAGCATATAGAAGATTTGGAGCAGAAGCAGATAGATTAAGGGCGCAATTAGAAGCTTTAACTAATACAAAAAAGAAACAAGGTGGATTCTTTGGAAAGATAGGGGTTGGAGGAAGAGCAGCACTTGGAGCAGCAGCAGGGTCATTAACAGCAGGGTTAGGTAGTACAGCCCAACTTGCTTTTACTGGTGGTGCTGTAGGTGGGCCAGCCGGGGCTGCTATTGGTGCTGGTTTAGGAGCAGCAGTTGATACGGCTAAATTTGCAGCCGAATCTGCAACTTACGCATCTGAGATACAAAAGCTTGAGATTGCACTTAAAGGTGTTACTAAAGATCAGGCTACTTTTGAAAAAGGTATGTCTGTGATAGCAGAAACATCAAAAAGATTAAATGTACCAATAGCAGCATCCACCAAACAATTCACTACTCTTTCTGCTTCTGTTATAGGTTCTGGTGGTTCTATAGAAGATGCTGAAACAGTATTTGTCGGTGTATCAGAAGCTATTAAAGCAACTGGTGGTAATGCAGAAGACGTACAATCTGCGATTCGAGCAATGTCGCAGATCTTCGGTAAAGGAAAGGTGTCGGCTGAAGAATTACAAGGCCAGCTTGGAGAAAGATTGGCTGGTGCAGTTGTGAAATTTGCTGAAGCTAATGGAAGTAGTTTGTCTAAATTACAGAAAGACTTGAGAGATGGAACTGTTGGATTAGATCAAGTTATTAAATTTGCTAAAAAATTAAATGTTGATTTTGGTAAAACAGCCGAGAAAGTAGCTAATTCATCTGCTGATGCAGGGCAAAGACTTAAAGTACAAATGGATAATTTAAAACTTGCTATAGGTAAAGGTGTTCTTCCTCTTGGTGCTGCCTTCCAAAAATCATTTGCTGAAATGACTGAGGGTATTCTTAATTCAGAAATAGCAATTAAGGGAATAACACATACAATAAAATTCTTTGGTACTTTTGCGTTAATAACAGTTGAAGCTGTAAGGTTCTTAACAAGAACAACAGTAGATTATTATAAAATTATTTTTAAGTTATTAAAGTTTGATTTCAAAGGAGCATTTGAAATTGCACAAAAAGGAATTGAAGATACAGCAGAACAGGCAGTTAAAAATTACAAGACAATTGTTAATGATATTTATGGAATAGGAAATAAAATAAATAAAATTGATCCTAAACAGTTTGATAATAGAAGAGGTGATGGAGGAGGAGAAGGTGGTTTACAACTTTTAGAAGATACTGATAAATCCCCACTTAAATCATTTGCTGATAGTGCATTTAAGTTTGCAGATCAAGCAGAACAGGCTATTGTGGGTGCTTTTAAAGGTATGGAAGATGCAATGGTTAAATTTGTAATGACAGGAAAATTAAACTTCAGAGATCTTGCAAATTCTATTATTGCTGATCTAACAAGGATGCTTGTAAGATATGCTATTGTTCAGCCTTTATTTAAAGCAATATTCCCCGGCATACCTATTACTAATAATGCAAAAGGTAATGTTTTTGCTGAAAACAAAATCGTACCTTATGCAAGAGGAGGTGTTGTAAATAGCATTGTTAATAAACCAACTTTATTCCCAATGGCAAACGGAGCAGGGCTTATGGGAGAAGCTGGCCCGGAAGCTATAATGCCGTTGAAGCGTGGATCTAATGGAAAACTTGGAGTGCAAAGTTCTGGAGGAGTTGGTAATATTGTGGTAAATGTAGATGCTTCTGGTAGCTCTGTAGAAGGAGATTCTGCAAGATCACAAGAGTTTGGTAGGGCTTTAGCTGCTGCCATACAATCAGAAATGTTAAAACAAAAAAGACCGGGAGGACTTTTAACATAAATGGCAAACTTTCCTTCTATTGAACCTAGTTTTAGCGTTACTAAAAAATCACAACCAGTAGTTAAGGTTGTATCTTTTGCTGATGGATTTGAGCATCGTTTAGGCTTTGGATTGCCAAATAATCAAGATCCTAAAATTTTTAATTTAAAATGGGAAAATATAACAGAAGACGAGTCAGATACGATTGAATATTTTTTAGAGGAACGTGCAAGAGATAAAGCAAGTTTTACATACTCTCCACCAAAAGAATCTTTTACCAAAACAGGAACTTATGTACAAAGTAGTACGACAATAACTATAACCATTACAGATCATAGATTATTTGCTGGTGATTCTTTGGTAATCGACTTTACTTCTGGCTCTTCTGCTGACGGCACTTATATAGTTTCTTCTGTTACTAATTCCAATGTTTTTGTAGTTACAGCAGCTAGTGGTGCAAGCACAAGTGGTAATGTATCAATCACTAAAACAGCATCATATAAATTTGTATGCCCAGAATGGAGTAAGGTAATTGATTTACCTAGTTTAGCTACGATAACAGCTACATTTGTACAAAAATTTGAAGCATGACAATTGATACCGCACCTGTTTTTAGTGATGTACAGAAGGTTAACCCTTCATCAATAATTGAATTATTTAAACTTGAGTTAAAAGAAGGTTTAAATTATGAAACAGGAAATCCTTCTGGTGTAGATACAGTACATAGATTTCATTCTGGTAGTAATCTTGATGCTTATGGAAATATTGTTTGGAATAGTGAGACTTATCTAAGATTTCCTGTAGAGGCTACAGGTTTTGCTTTTCAAAGAGGTCAATTGCCAAGACCAACAATAACTATCAGTAATATGGGAACTCCAAATATGTCAGCAGTTTTGCTAGCTGCAAATGCTTTTACTGCTGGAAATGATCTAACAGGTGCGAAGGTTACAAGGATTAGAACAATGGCAAGATTTTTAGATACTGCTAATTTTTCTGGTGCTACAAATCCATTTGGTACTCCTGATCCTGACGCAGAGTTTCCTAGAGAAGTTTATTACATAGATAGAAAATCAGCAGAAAATAGAGAAGTAGTACAGTTTGAATTGGCTGCAATTTTTGATATAGCTGGTATTCGTGCGCCAAAACGTCAATGTACTAGAGATGTATTTCCTTCTATTGGTACGTTTATAGGATGAGTTGGAAAGATTCTGCATTGGTTCATGCGAAAGACCAAGATCCAAAAGAAGCAGTTGGACTTTTATTAAATATTAAAGGTAAAGAAAGATATTTTCCATGTCGTAATTTATCAATGACACCATTTCAATGTTTTGTTCTTGATCCAGAGGATTATGTAAAAGCAGATAAATTAGGAGATATTATTGGTGTTTTTCATAGTCACCCCATTTCATCACCAGAACCTACACAAGCAGATAAAGTGAGTTGTGAAGATAGTAATCTTCCTTGGTATATTGTTAATCCACAATCAGAAACATGGGCATATTATGAACCTCAAGGATACAAAGCTCCGTTACTTGGAAGGGAATGGGTTTGGGGGATTACAGATTGTTGGAGTTTAGTTCGTGATTATTATCAACAAGAAAAAAATATTAGTTTGA